CAGTTAATGATGTAAGTGCATTAGATGCTAGTCTTGTAAAGGGCAGCTTAGATTTAGGTGCTCTTACAGCAACATCAATTAATATTAACAGCAATGCAGTTGCAACAGAATCATATGTAACTACAGCCATTGCAAACATAGCAACACATACATCGTTAGTGTTACCGAAGGGCATTGAATCAACTCGCCCAGCTTCTCCAGTTGAAGGACAAATGTTCTTTAATACGACAACAAAAATGTTTGAAGGATACAACGGAACAATATGGGTACAGCTAGTACCATCGGAATTTGAGTATACACCATAAACATTTTTATAGTCATAAATACACTTAAGAACGGAGAATAGTATGGCTTTTAAAGCACTAGACAAATTACAAATAAACAACACTGATGTATTAACATTTGATGGAACAAATATTATTCTATCTAATGTATTAGTTGATGACGGCGTAGAAATATCTATTAACTCAGATAACCTCACCGAAGGCACAACCAACAGATTCTTCACACCAGCTCGCGAAACAGTTTTAACAAATGCAGATATAGCACTTGACGGTCGATTAGATACACTTGAAGGTGCTGGCACAGGCTCAGTAGCTAAAGCACTTGTTGATGCAAAAGCATACGCAGATCAAGCAGAACTAGATGCAATTGCAACAGCAAACACATATACAGATACAGCAGAACTAGATGCAATTGCATCAGCAAACACATATACAGATACAGCAGAACTAGATGCAATTAGTACAGCGGCTTCAGATGCAACTACTAAAGCAGACCAGGCACTAGTAGATGCTAAAGCATATGCAGATACAGCAGTAAGCGGAGTTGCAAATCACAGTACAACAGATACGTTAACAGAAGGTTCAACAAACTTATACTATACAAATGCTAGAGCAGATGCTAGAGCACAAGCAAAGATTGATGCATTAGTAGGAGCAGCGCCAGCGGCATTAGATACATTAAACGAATTGGCCACGGCACTTGGAGATGATGCTAACTTTAGTACAACAGTAACAAATCAGATTGCAGCAATAACACACGATGGTCTTACAGGATTTGTAGCAAACGAACATATTGATTGGACAGCAGCAAGTGCAGGAACAATTGATCCTAGTAACTATGTTAATACAAACACAAATACAACATACACAGGTGGAACTGGAATAACATTAACAGGCACAGTATTTTCAAATGATATAACTAATAACAATCAACTTACCAACGGAGCAGGGTATATAACTTCAGCTACAGACACAACATACACCGCAGGTACTAATGTATCCATAAGTGCTGGTAATGTTATTTCTGCAACAGATACAGATACAAACACAACATACACAGCAGGTAATGGATTAACATTAACTGGTACATCATTTACAATGAGCGGAGCATATACGGGCGACTTTACAGCAACGGGTGATGTTACAGCTTATTCAGATAGAAGATTAAAACGCAACATAGAAACAATTAATAATCCACTAGAAATAGTTAATGCACTTAGGGGTGTTAACTTTGAAAAAGATGGACGGCACAGTACAGGTGTTATTGCACAGGAAGTGGAAGAAGTATTTCCAGCAGTAGTACACACAGACGCAGACGGAATGAAATCTGTAGCATATGGTAACATTACAGGGCTATTACTTGAAGCAATAAAAGAACAACAAATATTAATTAATTCGTTACAAGATCAAATTAATAATATTAAATAATACACTACTATAAGCTACGACGGCATATAGATAAATAACTATACAAGCAATTGAATTGCTTGTAATTAACGTTAATTACAGTAATAGGAGTCATAATATGGCATTACCAGCAACAGGCGCAGCAATGACAATGGGTACAGTACGTAACTATTTTGGACTTAGTGGAACAATCTCTATGTCTACTTTAGGTGCATACATATCACCATCAGTCACAACAAACATCAAACTATCAGCAACATTTGGTGGTTGGCAGAACCCTAACCCAACAGGCGCACACGGTTAAGGAATAAAGTAATAAATAAAGTAATAACAACGCTGTTACCAGTTGACAGCGTTGTCATTATGTAGTAAAATATAATTACATTTACACAATAGTAAACTCACCCACAGGAGAAAACAATGAGTATCAGAACTCGATTTGAGATAGAAACATTTGTGCTAGGCGCACACCCTACACCAGCTAGGAAAGCCCACGCACTACAAACAGAGCTTTTTCAAGCTCGTGAACAACAACACCCAGACCTACCAGTATTAGAAGAAATCTATGCAGCATTTAGTGCTGAACATGATGTAGACGCTCTGATAGCTGATATTAATTCATCAGAAGAAGAATACTGGGTAAACCGTTTAGGCAAACTAGCAGCAATTGATATTTTAACAATTGGTAAAGTTCAACCTGAACATATGAACTACATGGTAGCGTTAGAAGATGAAGCTTTCGCAGCATGTGTTAAAACAGCAACAAGTATAGCAAAACAACTTAATTATGAAGTTCAGCAAATTGAAGCAGAACTACAAGCAGATTTAGCATCTGAAAAGTAATTAATGGTTAGTCATACTAATTTTCATTACAACAAGAACAATTCCGCAAACGTAGCAATATGTGTTCCTGTGCAGAATCAAGTTACAGCGGTCTTTGCCTACAGTTTAGCCATGCTTCAAAAAAAGTGTGGTGAAACTGGATTAGCTACTAGCTTACATTTTAATATGGGAAGCGAAGTAGCAATGCAAAGACAGCAATTAGTTGATCAAGCACTAGAAACAGATTGTACACACATTATGTGGATTGACGCAGATATGCAATTTCCAGTAGATACGCTAAATATATTATTAGCAGCTGATAAAGATATTATAGCAGGAAATTATTCAACAAGAGTTCCACCTTATAGACCAGTTGCATTTAAAAGTAAAAACGATCTAGATAGTAGAGTTTTTACTGGTAAAGGAATAGAACCAGTTTGGGCAGTTGGAAGTGGAATGATGTTAGTTAAAAGAGAAGTATACGATAATATTACTCGACCTCATTACAAAATTGAGTATAATGAAAGTTATACTAGTTTAGTAGGAGAAGATATATACTTTTGTAACCTTGCAAGTAAAAATGGATACGAAGTAAATATAAGTCACGATATTAGTGACAGAATTGCACACATAGGAACTCGTGCATTTACAGTTAAAGGCGATTGCAATGATTAATTTACACAATGTACGAAGAGAATACCAAGGACAAAATGTCGTAACACCTTGGGATAGATTAAAACGATTTATGTTTGATTCATATCCAGTTATAAAAACACAAATTAAAATAAAAGACGACGATGACTTGTTAGAGGCAGCATCCAAGTATGCAGACGTAGCAGAAATGGCTTGGGTAGTGTTTGACGATATTGAAGTAAATCCAACGTTTCCTTGGCAATACAGACCAGGCGACCAGATTGCTAAAACTGTAATTCATACGTTTCCTAGAGTAGTTAAAAGAACTAACAGACCTGTTAGTTGGGGAGACATTAGATTAGTTCCAACTAATGGAGTAGCACACGGTACAGTGCAAAATAAAATTGTATCAAGTTTCCACGTAGCAGAATTTGATGTGTTTATGATTAGTTTCCACGAAGCTGAAGCAGATGAAAATTTTGTAAAACTAAGAGAACGATTTAAAGACGCACAACATGTTAAAAATGTTGAAGGCATTGGTAATGCACATAAGAAAGTTGGTGAATTAGCAAAAACAGAAATGGTTTATATTGTTGATGCAGACGCAGATGTATTAGGCCACTTTAGTTTTGATTTTATTCCACCAATGAGTAAGCGTAAAAATACAACATATGTATGGAGTGCTAGAAATCCAATTAATGACTTAGAATATGGATATGGCGGAGTTAAACTGTTTCCAGTAGTACAGCTACTTGAAATGGGACATGAACTTCCAGATTATACAACAGGTGTATCGTTTTACCAACCAATTAGCGATGTGTCAAACATTACACGATTTAATAAAGACCCGTATAGAACCTGGCGTAGTGCATTCCGTGAATGTGTTAAGTTAGCAAGTAGTGTCAACCCAAACCAAAGACAACTGGAAACTGATGCTAGATTAGAAACATGGTGTACTGTAGACAACGGTGAACGTTTTGGACGTTACTGTCTCAAGGGTGCATTAGAAGGCAAAGCATACGGACTAGAACATAAAGATAATGTAGAAGAATTAAAGAAGATTAATGATTTTGAATGGCTACGTGAACAATTTGTTGCTAGTATGAAAAAACGAGTAACTTAGTTACTGTGATTGCTGATTATAAACAGTTTTTATTTTCTTAATAAACTGTTTAGAATTACATTGAATTTTAGCGCCAGGGTGTAAAGGCCTTGGCCAATTTCCTACCTTAACCCAACAATACCCATCACTTTCGTTGTTTAGAACAGGAGTAAATTCTTCTCTGACTGTTACAACAAATGTATGGTATATAAAATTCTTGTTAGGACTTGTAAATTTATTCACTGGTATAACTTTTTTAATATCGGGTACTAATCCAACTTCTTCTTCAATTTCTCTATATAACGTTTCAATTGGACGTTCGTTACCTTCAGACTTGCCACCAAAAAATCCCCATGTTCTAGGATGATTAACTTCTCCACTTCTTTGTTGTAGCATTACCCTGCCAGTGTCTGTGCTTAAAAATATACAACCGCTTGCTGTAATCATTTAATTATTCCGATCCAATGTGTACAATCATCGCATGGGTCATCTGTGTTAGAGATATACTCTCCAGAATCCTGAATTATAAATCCCTTCATAACTGTTTACCCATTCTATATTGTTCCATTCTAATTGGTCGCCACTGGCGACATTTGTTACATAATTAGTTGCAGCATTAGCAGAACTATCAAAGCTAACATTCCAACTTGATCCGTTATATTCAATAATGTCATGAATGCTAGCGACACTGTTTGTCCACACTGGATTACTTGCTACATCATTCATAATAATATAACGTTGTCCTAGTGCAGCAGCAGGTACAGTGCCATCACCGGGATAATTTTTACTAGGATCTATAATACCATCTACTGCGGTTAATGTGTTAGTTGGCAATGTAGTAGTATCAATATCAACTACAAGTAAATTTGGATCGCTTGGATGTGCTTCAAGTCTACCAATAATGTCGTCTGCGCTATCTGCAACACTTGAATTCTTTCTCAATCTAACTTGACTTATTCCATCTCTTAGCACTCCAAACGGTTTAAGTTCAGTAGTCCATTCTAATATAGTACCATCTGCTTTTAATTTTTTACTATTATTATTTAATAATTGCAAGTTATTGTTTTCATACTTAACATTCATATCTTCATATGTTACAACAGTGTATTGCAATGTAGATGGATCAAATGCTGTATTTTCTTTAAAGTTGTCTAAATCATCATCATCTAAACTATATAATTCACTAATAATTGTATGAATTAATTTTTGTTGTTTTACTTTAGCTGGAGGATTGATGTGTACAGGTATATCAAAACTTAATGTAGCAACATCAATAATATCATCAATGCTAGAGCCTACACTTCTAGTACTCCATGTTGTGTTAGTTAATTCAACATGACTTAATGAGGTCCAGTCAACTGAACTATTGTTAGTTCTTATATCTAATGTTGGGTTAAACAACACTAGTATTTGTTCCATTAATTGTAATTTTTGATCTGTATTTGAAGTCCAAATATCACAGTTCATTTGTAACATATAAGGAACAGGCGCATGTCGCTCAACTGTATAACTGTTTCCTCTTTGGTTTTCATATACTCCAGTTGTATTGTTGTATTTCTTTTCGGTTACTTGCACCTTGTCAACGTGATCTTGGTATGTTCGTCTTTCTGGTAACATATTTAATGCAGTCACATAGCAACTGATAAATGGAACAGTATTAATGACATTCTCACTATTCTCACGTGTAATATGTGCTGCCATTCTGTTTATATCACCATATCGTACAGGTGTTGTTTGATACACAGGAAGTCCGTTATCGTTTTTTCCCATTTGTACACTGAATCCACTAAACACTCTAATGAACTGCTGAATGTAACGTCTAATTTGTTTATCGTAAAAGTATTGTTGTGCCATTATTCAAAATCACTCTTTGGTTTAATTGCTTTAGTTATTGCAACACGCTCTGGTGTTTCAATGTTGTCTACAATGGTAGAATTAGTGTTGTTAATAAACCCACCTGCATTGTATGTTTTATCACTCCATGTGTTGCCAGTAATATTATCATATAGTCTATGCCACTTGCTTCCTCGTCTAACAAAAAGTCTGCTAGGATTAAAATCACTTCTTACAAAGTACTCACCTTCATTAGGAGAAACTGGAAACTGATCACCTGTGGCTAATACTTCACCATGTTCATATGCTGTAGTAGTATCTTCGCGACCAAATAAATGATCTACTAATGGTAGTCCAAGTGGATCTGCAGCTTCTGCACTTCTTACAATAGCGTTACTAATATTAAGCTCTGTCTTATATGAACTAAGATCGTTTTTAAGACTGTCTGGGTCATCAGCAGTACCAAGTATATCTGCATACTCTTGTGTATCTGTTAATGGTGCTACTTTAACACGCCAAATGTGTGAATACCATGTTTGCGAAAAGCCTTCACTACCACGTGCCGCATCTTGCACTACATAAAATTTATTAATAGCGTCACGTTCATTAGTAAGTAATAATTCGTCACGTAAGTGTGGTAATTCAATTACATCGCCTGGCATAAGTCTACGCCCCATGCGTTCTACCATGTCATTAGTATGAAAACTAATAAACAATGTATCGTTAGTTAAAAATAAGCCAAATTGCGTTAAGTCGAAATCATTATCACTTACATTATATACGCCACGTAAATCAAAAACATCTGAATCGTACTTACGATCCCTATTTTCCATAAACAATAAGTCTTGTATATCTGTTTCGTCAATAAGACCTTCTGGGTTAATTTCTTCACCAGTTATATTATCTATCTCTTGCCCACTGCCGTAATTAGGTTCGCTTGGATCATCTGAATTAGTGTCTGCTGCTGGGCCTAAGTATTTGTGGACATGTATAGCAGTACCACCTATATCAAACTGTTCGCGGATACTGTGGTCCATGAACCTATAGTCGTTACCTTTAAATGGTTTGTATAAACTGAGTCTTGGCATCTTATGATTTCCTTGTTATATTGTATTTATCCATCTTTTGTATTATAACTTGCATTTTATGCTAAATAGTTATGTATGCAGTTAATACTCTGCATTTTATAAGGAATAAGATTATGTTTAATTTTTTCAAAGATAAAAAATATGCCGTGTGGGCATATGTTGGATCAACAGTTATTTTAGTTTCACTTTGGATATCAGTTCAAATTGATGTTCAAATCAACAAATGGTTCGGTGAATTCTATGATATGATACAAACTGCACTAGGCACGCCTAATGCAATAACAATGACAGAATATTGGGGCAGTTTAGCTGCATTTGGTAAATTAGCGGCATTATGGATTGTGTTAGGATTAGCTACTAGCTTCTTAACAGCACACTTCTTATTCCGTTGGAGAGCAAGTATGGTTGAATGGTATCACAGTGTATATGACAAGGCTCGCACAATTGAAGGTGCAGCACAACGTGTACAGGAAGATACTATTAAATTTAGTAGGATTATGGAAGGACTCGGCACTAGCTTAATTGAAAGTGTTATGGTACTTGTAGAATTCTTCCCACTATTAATGGGTTTATCAGTTGGTATTCCAATTATGTTCTTCGGAGACTGGGAATTTGGATTAGTAACAGGCGCTCTAATTTGGGCAGTTGGTGGTACAATATTAATGATTGTACTAGCATGGTTACTAAGACTAGTGGGCATTGAATACGACTTACAGAAGCGAGAAGCAGCATATAGAAAAATTCTAGTTGTTGCAGAAGATGATGGAACAATTAGGCCTAAGAGTCTAAATGAACTGTTTGAAGGCGTACGAGCAATCCACTACAAGAGTTACTTATATTATTTGTACTTTAACGTAGGAAGACTTG